ACCTCCATGGGAATCTGCACTATGGCTTTCAACCTTAATGGTTTTAACTTCAACCAATCAGTAGTTGATGTTAATGGTAAAGTCATACCAACATGGGCAGATGTACTAAACAGAGCTAACCTTGGTTTCGAGGTTATGCACGAGCGTAACGCTCACAACTTCCCACTTGATTTGGCTTCCACCGAGTCAACACAAGTGGCTTTATCAGCACCAACTATAGGATAATGTCAAAGAACGTAAGCCTAAAGATAGGCAAACATAAATCGCGTACCGGTGGGCTTACGGCTGCTGGCAGAAAAAAATACAACGCTGCGACTGGTTCCAACCTGAAGGCTCCACAGCCTCAGGGCGGACCTCGCAAACGTTCCTTCTGTGCTCGGATGAGCGGAGTCAAGGGACCAATGAAAAAACCAAACGGCAAGCCTACTCGTAAGGCTCTTGCCCTTCGTAAATGGAAATGCTAATTATGCCAATGGGAAAAGGAACCTACGGTTCAAAAAGAGGAAGACCTCCAGCAAAAAAGAAAATGTCAAAGGGTCTGGCAGCTCTCGCAAAAAAAAGACCTCAAGTTGCTGCTGCCATCATAAAAAATAAAAGGAAAAAATAATGCCAGCTTATCAAAAGAAAACTAAGGCAGTTAAGTTAGAACCTAAAAAACTTAAATCAAAAGGTGCGAGAGTACTTAAAGATCAAGGAGTAAGGAAACTTAAATCAAAAGGTGTTAAACAAATTCCAAAAGGTTTAAAAAAAATTACAAATCGTTTAAAAAGTAAATAATGGCACACAAAGGTAAAGGCTCCTGTGGGAGTAAAAAAAGTAAAGGAGGCAAAAGATAATGCCTGCTAAAAGAGGACTATACGCAAACATCCACGCCAAGAGAAAGCGCATTGCTGCTGGCTCTGGTGAGAAGATGAGAAAGCCCGGAGCTAAAGGTGCTCCTACTAAAGCTAACTTTAAGCGTGCAGCTAAAACTGCAAAGAAAAGATGACACATCAGTCAAGTGTAATGAAAGCAAGCATCACCTACTATGCTCCTCAAAAAGAAGAAGAAGAAGAAACTGATAAAGAACTTTCTGACTCTGATAACACTGATAACTAATATCTTTATCATTTCTGGTGTCACACGACACTGGTATTCATCCAATGATAACAATGGAAAATTTTATATTGAAAATAGATGACGCGCTGTCAGATGATCTATGTGATTTATGTATAAATTATTACGACGATAAGAGAGCTCAATCCTACGACGACCCACACAATTATGTTCAGGCATATGAAATGGAGATAAAAGATGGGGTTATTATGAGTAAGTTAAATGAATCTTTCTTTCGTATAGTAAACTTTTACATGAGTAGGTTTCGTACATTTAGATGTCAATACGATTCAGGTATTACACTACGTAAAATATTTGGACCTACCAAAGAACATACTGATGGTGTTGTTTCTAGCACACCTACTCCTTTAAGCCAAATAGGTGAACGTATGTCAAGTCTTATAATAGGTTTGAACAGTGACTATGAAGAAGGAGTATTTAATTTTCCACTACAAGGTTGTCAAACTAGAGTAGAACGAGGACAAGCTATTCTCTTTCCTCCGTTCTGGACTCACCCACATGAAGTAAGTGCACCTGTTAATGGATTTAGATATACATTAAATACATGGCTTGTACAAGATATGTACCTTCCGTTCATCCCAAAGGGGACGCATGAATCCTAGACATGGAACGGGGTCTAGGTATATGGAGATAGCAATGAAAGTTACTTTCGTATATCGTGGCGTTGCTTACACAAGAATAGTTAAATAGTAGCTAATGAAATACACCCAACAACCTGTCTTTCCAAGTTTGATTCATATTATTGAAACAGACTTAGACACTGACATCAAACCTTTTTGCTATGAGGTAAAAGAACAGAACCCTGATAGTGTCCTCCAAAGTAATTATGGAGGGTGGCAATCTAAACCAGCATTAGGTCAAGACAATGATCTTATTAGACACAAACTCTATAAGATATTTGACGAGACTATTAATAAACTACTTATAGGTAGAGTTATAATTGATGGCTGGTGGATTAATATAAACGGTCATGGAAGTTTCAACTTATCTCATAATCATCCAAACTGTGATCTTGCTGGTGTCTATTATGTTCAAGTGCCTAAAGATTCAGGAGTGATTTATTTTGAAAATCCTCATAATTTTTATGCTAGAAATGAATTAGACAATTATACTCCTGATGCTAAAACAGGATTATCACAAGGTATAGATAGTAGTTGTCAACCTACAGAGGGAATGCTTCTAGTTTTCCCTTCGTACTTACGACACGGTGTATCACTCAACGCATCACAAGAAGATAGAATTTCTATTTCATTTAACTTAAGAGTAATCGGTTAGGCGATCATTAGGGGGTTCGAGTCCCCCTATCTCAATTTGGGAAAAGCCCTCTGAGGAGGATACCTTTTACCCGTCGACGGTGGGAAAAGACCACAAAACGTGCCAGTCTCACGTTAGACCAATTAAGACTGACAACATTCTAGGCTAGAAGACGATACATAATACCCTTAACTTTTAAGATAAAATGGCACAACAGTCATCTGCTAACCCTACCTCACTTACACGTCAGGGTCAGCTTAATTCAGCAGGCGACGCCAGAGCACTATACCTTAAATTGTTCAGTGGAGAAATGTTCAAAGGATTCCAGCATGAGTCTATTGCTCGTGACTTGGTGATGAAGAGAACACTTAAGAACGGAAAGAGTTTGCAGTTCATTTATACTGGACGCACAACTGCTGAGTTCCATACTCCCGGAAACAGTATCTTAGGTAACAGCGACGGCGCACCTCCAGTTGCAGAAAAAACAATTACATGCGACGACCTATTAATTTCCAGCGCATTCGTATATGAGCTAGATGAAACACTAGCACACTATGAATTACGTGGTGAAATTTCCAAGAAGATTGGATACGCATTAGCAGAGAAGTATGATAGACTCATCTTCAGAGCTATTGCTAAAGGTGCTAGACAGGCTTCTCCTGTAGCAAAGACTAACTTCAAGGAGCCCGGTGGAACACAGATCAGAGTTGGTTCAACAACTAATGATTCTGATGCTTACAACGCAGGCAACTTAGTTAATGCTTTCTACGATGCAGCAGCAGCTCTAGACGAAAAAGGAGTCAGTGGCTCTGGAAGAGTAGCGGTTCTAAACCCTCGCCAGTACTACGCTCTTATACAGGACATAGGTTCTAACGGTCTTATCAACAGAGACGTACAAGGTACAGCATTACAGTCAGGTAATGGAATCATTGAAATTGCAGGCATCAAGATCTACAAGTCAATGAACATCCCATTCCTTGCTAAGCATGGTGTAGCTTATGGCGGAACTACAGGTGAGACATCTCCTTCAAACTTAGGAGACCACGTGGGTACAGCTCTAGCTGACGCACGTAAGTCTGTAACAGGACTAAACAACAACTACGGTAACAGCACAGACTTTGCTAAATCTTGTGGATTAATTTTCCAGAAGGAAGCAGCAGGGGTTGTAGAAGCTATCGGACCACAGGTTCAGGTAACTTCTGGTGATGTATCAGTTGTTTACCAAGGTGACGTAATCCTTGGAAGACTTGCTATGGGTGCAGATTTCTTAAACCCAGCAGCAGCCGTTGAACTATATGTAGGCGCATCAGCACCTTCAGCGTTCGGTACAACATACCCAGAGAACGGTTAATTTATACACTTATACGGGAGCTTCGGCTCCCTTTTTTTTATGGCTATTCAAATAAGCACCGATACCGAACTATCCGCAGTGAACTCTATCTTGGGTAGCATTGGTCAATCTCCTGTTACTAATATTACAGGTAATTCCCTACAAAATCCAGAAATAGCATATGTAGTTAATCTACTTGCTGAAGTAAATAAAGATGTCCAAACAATAGGGTGGACATTTAACACAGAACACAGAGTAAAGAAAACTCCTGATGCTCAAGGTAACTATGTAGTTCCTAGTAATGCAATCGTTTATGATATTAGTGATGGTCAAATTGACAGAAGCACTAACGTTGTAAAAAGAGATGGTAAATTGTTTGACACAATAAACCAGACAGATGTATTTACCGGGGAATATTACTTTGACATCGTTACACTATATCCATTCACAGATGTACCTCCAGCTATACAGAGATACATAATTGCAAGAGCATCTATGCGTGCTGCTACACAACTCGTTTCTAACGGCGACCTAGTTAAGTTACTTCAGGTAGAAGAACAACAAGCTAGAGCTAATGCTATGGAGTTTGAAACAGAACAGGGTGACCATAACTTTATGGGCTTCCCACAGCAGACTAACTATAGGGCTTATCAACCATACAAAGCACTTATTAGATAATGGCAACTATTACACAAACTATACATAGTCTGAATGCTGGTATATCACAACAGCCTGACGAACAAAAGATTCCCGGTCAGGTAAAAGACATGCTAAATGCAATTCCTGATATTACACAGGGATTACTAAAGAGACCGGCTGGTAAGTTTGTGTCAACTTTAGTTGGTTCTACGGATACCGGTAAATGGTTCCACTATTACAGAGATGAAAGTGAACAATATGTAGGACAGATACAACGAGACGGCACTGTTAAAATGTGGGCATGTGCGGAAGTTAGAGATTCACTAGGCAATGTTATACATCAGGCAGGCGCACCGGTTACTGTAGTAGATGATACTGCTACAAGAGCATCAAATGATTTATATACATATGATGATGCTACTACAGGTAATAAATATCTGAAGCACTCAGCAGATGATATGATTCAAACTCTAACTCTGAATGACTTTACATATATAAGTAATAGAAATGTCATTCCAGAGATGAGAACAGATACTGCTAATTTAGAACCTGAAGGAGATTTTTTAAAAGAAGTTTTTATTGAATTAAAATCTTTATCCTATGCAAAACAATATGCAGTAAACGTATTTGATAGTACAGACCCTGCTGATAACAGTACAGTAAATACTGCTACACGTATCAGGGTAACAATGGTAAACTCTAGTAATAATTATTGTGACTCTGGATTCCACATGAGAACACATGCAACTAGAGGTGATGGTAATAATGCTAGATGTGGTACACAGGCTGGTGATGGTAGAGATGCTTTCGCACCTAATGTAGGCACACGTATATTTTCAGTAGACAGTAATAAAACTCTTGTTGATGATGGAGCAACAGGTGGTACACTTGCTAACGGTAATCTTTCAGATATAAATTATGAATACCAAGTTAATATTCATAAGAAACCTTTTGGAGGTCAATATACCCAAGCAAATAACAGTAACATTGTTACAGTAACTACAGCTACACCTCACGGATTATCAGTAGGAACATCAATGTTCTTTGATTTTGTTACTGGAGGTCTTGTTAATGAAGATACATTTAAAAATGTTACAAGCGTACCTAGTGCAACTACATTTACATTCAGTACTACTGCTACTAATACTTCAGGTTCAAACCATTCTGGTGACGTAAACTCTTCAGAAACAGCTCAGACTGGAAGAAAGAATTTATACTTCCGTATAGCTACAACTGGTCAGTCGGTTCCTTACACAGAAGGTTCTGGTAGTAGTCAAACAACTACATACCAAGCTAGATATACAACTACATATGATTTATTGCATGGTGGTGAAGGCTGGTTAAAAGGAGACTTTTTCTATGTCTTTATGAAAGATGCTTATTATAAAGTAGAAATAGAAGAATCTAGTGCATCTATTGTACAGGCAAACTTAGCTCTTGTACGACCAAACCCTACACCTTTTGACACAGAAACAACTATTACTGCTGAGAGTATTCTTGGTGATATAAGAGCAGAAATTACTGGAAATGATACAAATACAGGTAATGGATTTACTTGTACACAAATTGGTACAGGATTACATATAAAACGAACTAGCAACTTTAACGCTTCTACGCCCGTAGGAGAGCTGTTAAATGTTGTTGCTGGTAAAGTTAATGATGTAGGTGATTTACCCTCTCAGTGCAAGCATGGAATGGTTGTAGAGGTTGTTAATAGCACAGCCGACGAGGATAATCATTATGTTAAGTTTTTTGGTAACAATGATAAAGATGGTGAAGGTACATGGGAAGAGTGTGCTAAGCCGGGTAGAGCTATAAAGTTTAATGAAACTACTATGCCAGTAATTCTTATCAGAACTGCTGACGGTAACTTTAGACTTACAGAACAGAAAGGTGGTAACTACACCATTGCTGGTCAAAGCTATCCAGTTCCACAATGGGACAACGCTATAGTAGGTGATGATGTAACTAACCCAGAGCCTTCTTTTATAGGTAAACCTATTACTCAAATGCTGTTTTTTAGAAACAGATTTGCACTACTGTCTGACGAACATATAGTTATGTCACGTCCGGGAGACTTTACTAACTTCTTTGCTAAGTCTGCTATACAGTTAATAGCAAGTGACCCTATAGATATAGCTGCTAGTTCAGAATATCCAGCAATTTTATATGACGGAATACAAGTAAACACTGGTTTAATACTATTTTCTAAGAACCAGCAGTTTATGTTAACAACTGATAGTGATGTCTTTAGTCCTACAACTGCTAAAATCAATGCGCTTTCTACCTATAATTTTAATTTTAAAACTAATCCTATTTCTCTTGGTACTACGATTGGTTTCTTAGACAATGCTGGTAAGCATTCTAGATTCTTTGAAATGGCACAGGTACAAAGAGAAGGTGAACCACAAGTTATAGAACAGAGTGCAGTTGTAGCTAAGTTATTTGAGAATGATTTATCTTTAATTAGTAACTCTAGAGAAAACTCTATAATCTTATTTAGTGAAGACAACCAATCGACCTTGTATGGGTACAGGTATTTCGATCAGATTACAGAAAGAAAACTAGCTTCTTGGTTTAGATGGACTTTACCGGGAACTATTAAGTATCACTGTATGCAAGACGATGCCTTATTTGTAGTTATACAGAATGGTTCACAACGTGAGTTATTGAAATTCTCTATAAGAATGGATAGTAATACTGTAGCTTTAGGTGACGACAGAGTACATTTAGATTACTTAATGCCAGTAACATCTTTAGCATCTAGTGCTTATAGTGGTGGTAATACTACATTTACTAAACCTTCGGGTCTTAATGGCAACGGTCAGTTAGCTGTATATGATATAGACGACCCTGCTAACCCAGCATTAACTATTGGTAATTATCAAGAAGCAACAGTTAGTGGTAGTAATATAGTCATACCCGGAGATTGGACAGGACAGAATTTTTATATAGGTTATCTATATACTATGTCTATTACCATGCCAACTATCTACTATGTAACTAAAGTTGGAGAAAACTTTAGAGCTGATACTAGATCTAACACTATAATACATAGAGTTAAACTAGGATTTGGACCTATAGGTATATACGAAACTGTATTATCTAGAGTAGGTAGAGACGACTATACAGAACTATTTGAGGTAACACCAGCAGATAGGCAATTAGCTAACAGAACAACTGTATTTGAAGATAATCTTTTAAGAACAGTTCCAGTATATGACAGAAATATAAACGCTACTTTAACAATAAAATCTACTCACCCTGCTCCTGCTAACTTTCATACGTTAACATGGGAAGGAGTTTACAATAACAATTTCTATCAACGTGTATAACATCACCCTTACCGAACAAGAAGTACGTATATACAGTCAATGGTTAAAAAAGAACCGTATGTATAAAGGTATGAATCTACCCTTAGGTAATCCATGGGAGTCTTGGATGCAAGATACCATAGATAAATTACAACACGCATTAAATGAGTAAATACATTCACCCAGCAACGACAGAGGCTGCACTACGTGTAGCTTCTAACTTGCTCCCTGATGATTATCGGGAAGTAAAAGAAGGTCATGGACATGACCCTTTAAATGCTCTGGTTGTCGGAGTAAATAACTCTGAGTCAGTTTATTTTACTAACCCAGATAATGAGATATGTGGCATTGCAGGAGTCTACACAGGTGGACAAATATGGATGCTATGTACCCCAGCTATTTTAAAATTTCCTCATACGTTTGCTAGAGAAGCTAAACGATATGTGAAGTCAAGACAAGACAAGTTACTGTGGAATTTTGTTGACGAAAGAAACAAAGTCCATATTAAGTTACTTAGGTTTTTAGGTTTTAAATTTCTTAGGAGATTTCCCTATGGACCAAACAATTTATCCTTTATAGAATTTTGCCGTGTGCAGTCCAGCAGCGATAGGACCAGCAGCTAGTGCTATAGGCTCAGCAGCTCAAGCGTCCGCGAACAACAAACATAAGCGTAAGATGTACGCGCATCAACTTAAAGTTAGAGAACGTAGGTGGATGCAAACCAGAAGTACTTATCAATCTAAGAAAGTACAATTTGAACAAGAGGTAGATCTAGCAAACATTGCAGCTCAACGTGCATATACTAGAACTAACATACAATTAAATAGAGCTAGGTCTATGGCAATTCTAAAGAATCAAGAAGACTTTAAGAAGATGCTATCTAACGAAGGTATGATAGAAGCCTCTGCTGCTGAACGTGGTATAAGAGGTAAATCATTAGCTAGACAATTAGTTATGAATCAAAGTAACTTTGGTGTTAGTCAAGCTATAAGATCTAGAGCTTTAGCTTCTGCTAGATTTGATGCTAAAGAAGTTATGGCAGATACTAATAGACAACTTAAGACTCAGTTAAACAGATCATTTAGTAAAGTCGCTGTTGCACCTGTACAAGACTTTGCACCACCACCACCACAAATGCAGAACGTAGGTTTAACATTAGCGGTTGGTATGGCTAAAGCGATAGGTGCTGGCATGGAAGGTGCTAGTGGCGGAGGCGATGGTCTAAATAATAATATGCAACAATCTAGTATGCCTACTTATCAAGCTCCTCCTCCAATGGCATCTGGAGCTTATGGAACCGGTATTCCTTATGCGTTACCACAAGGTTCATTCGGTATTACTCCCGGTTATCAAGGTTATTAATTATGATTCCACAATTTAATATTACAGGTCAGTCAGTCAATCCTGAAGAAATCGTGGACATCATTCCCGAACAGGAAAAATCTGACGCTCAAATACAAGCAAACGAAGAAAATTATTTTAGACAACTACAACAAGTTGGCGAAGATAAACTAAGAAATGATGCTAAATTGTACGAAGGGCTGGCTGACCTTTCTTCTACATTTGGCGATATTATAAAGAAAAGACAAGATAAATATAGAGCTGATAGAGAAGCAGAGATATCTTTAGAGATTCTTACTAGAGGTGTTAGTCCAGAATTAGAAGCAAGATTTAGAGGAGAAAGATCAAACTTATTTGATGACGATATTGCTACTCAAGAATTTGCATCTAAATACGAAGAAGAAACCGGTGACAGTATCACCGCTCAAGAATTTCGTAAGATGGCTGGTTGGGAAAAGTATATGGTTGCAGAACAATATGCTCTGCAAAAAGCCAAAGACTACGACCAATATGTTTATAAAGCCTACGAAACTACAAAAATAGAAGTTATTAGAGATGGTCAAAGAGTGTCTGTTGGACACATGGATAATCTAACTTTACAAGAACAAGCAGCTTTAGATACAAAAATTAAGTTTGAGTATGCTAAACAGTTTGCAGGATTAAATCCAGCTCTAGTAGCTACTGTTGTCAAACCTGAAATAGACAAGTTTGATGAAATGCGTAGGACAAAACAAGCTGTAGCTAGAGAAGAAAACTATCAGACAGAAATAGCAGCTTCTGATAGTAGAATGATACAGATGGGTTTTGTTACTGCTAATCCAGAAGACGGACACCAACTTGCACATGACTGGGCTGCTAGATATGCAGCTAGAAACAGAACTACTATAGGTGCTGGTAGGAGAGCATTTGCAGATAACCTAGTTAGTTTGGTTAGTCAAAATGCTATTAGTTATGGAGAAGCTATGTCTATAGTTAATCACGAAATAACAGCTCGTGATGGTTCTACTAAGACTATGGGTTCTTGGAAAGAATGGGCAGGCTTAGAAGGTGAATTAGCAGATGCAGCTAAACAAGGTGCTGCTGCTGCTGAAGAAGCAAAAGAAAATCAGATAGCTGGTGACTTATCAGTTATAAAAAGTTTACAAGCTCCTACTAACGAACAAAAAGCACAACTATACGCATACTATAAAAACAAGTATGATGGATATGTGCCTATAGAACTATCAGATGCTTTGAAAGGTCATTTACCTGATGATGTTGCAGAAGATATGATTGCACAATCTTTACGCTATCAAGATGGTGTATATGATTATGAAATGGCGAATGTAAGTACAGCAATATTTAATAAATACAAAGATAAAATTTTAACTACAGGTGCACTTGTACCGGGAACTGATTTACATGACAAAGCAGCTAAATTTCTAAAGGCATACACTGACAGAGGAACAGGAGATACATTTGGAAGTACAGAAACTGCTTCAGTAGAGTGGCTAAATTTATATGCTGGTCTAGAAGAAGTATTTAATAGTGCTTACAAACAAGCTACTGTAAGAGATGGTCAGATTGTAGGTAGACCTGAAGATGGAATGCGAGCTGGTCAAGCTGCTGTAGTAGAAATATTAAACGATGAAAGAGCTGTGGATGCTTTAATGAATCCTAGTCTTGACCCATCAGATAATACATACAGTAGAAGTATTCAGAAAGGTATGAAGCAATCTTCTAACGGTCAATGGAGAAAACAAAAAATCAATGCTGATAAAACATCACAACAAGAGTTATTGATGTGGAGTAAAACTCCATTAAAACAGTCTAGAGATATACCAGCATACTATCGTGATCTAGCAATGAGAATAGGAGTTAATCCTATAGATCTAGCTAACTCACAATTAAAGTTTTACACAAATCAAGAAGTAGATGTAAAACCTCAAGAAAATAAATTTAATGATAAAATATTAAATCTTATTTACAAATTTCCTACACGTTCTCGTATAACAAGAGCAAAACTTGAAGACGAGGGAGCAGGAAATCAGAACGTAAAAACTTCTATTTATAACAAAAAAGCTGTAATGAGACAGAACCAGTAACTGCGGATTACTTGTCTCTCATTCGGCAATAATTACCGTGGTAACTATGAATGAAGAATTTGACCCTACACTAGAGATAGGAATTTCTGGTACGGGTATGTCCGATGAAGAGACAAAAAAGGCAGTACAAAATATACAAGCTGCTGATATTGAAAATGGTATTGTAGAACCAGAACAACCTGAAGTTGAGGTAACACCTGAAGTTGTACCTGAAAAACCTAAGGAAAAATCTACAGCACGCCTCTATGCAGAAGATACTTTAATTGGTCTTGGAGCTGGAGCTAGAGATATTGCTTCTAACATTATCACTACACCAGAAAGAGTTATTGACTTTTTTAATGGTGAAATGGAAGAAGAAGGTAAGACAGAAGAAGGATACCAAACAGAGTGGGACCAATTTATGTATGGCGACGGCGACCCTATTGAAACTAAAACATGGTGGGGTGGTCTAGTCAGAGGCTCTACAGATGTCTTAGGTACTATCGCTCTAACAGGAGGATTTGGTAAACTAGCAAAAGGAGCTACACTTGCACAGCATCTAAGATCAGGTGCTATGATTGGTATGAGATATGATTTACTTGCAAAGAATGAAGAACAAGATAATTTAACAGGAATCCTAGCTAAAAAATATCCATGGCTTGATTCAGCTTTAGCTACAAAAGATACAGATCACCCAGCTTTAAATAAATTAAGACATGTTGTTGAAGGTATGGGTATAGGTGCTGTGTTTGACGCAACTATATTTAAGATGACACCACTAGCTCAAATGCTTGCTGGTGAAGTAGCTGATACTGGTAAGAGAGTTTATGATGAAAGAGCTGCATTAGGTGCAGCATTGAAAGAAGATGTAAAACCTATTAGTGATGCAGTTAAAAGAGTATATGAGGCTAGAGGTGAACTAAAGGCAGCAGCAGGAGAAGACATTGCTGCAATTAGAGCTAAGTTTGAAGAGTTTACTGGTTCAAGAAAACAAAGTATAGAAGTACAAAAAAGAGAACAAGCTAAATCCCAGATGAAAGATGCAGGATTTAGAGCACCAAAGAACGAACCAATCGCTGACCCATGGCAAGGAGCTACAACTTCTAACAGCACAGCTTCAGATGTTAACAAAACTATGAAGCGTATGAAAAAAGAATGGGGTGCCGAAGAAGGTAGTACAGGTTCTATTCTTTCTAATACTCAGATTGATAGAATGTCTAAAGGTACAGGTGAATCTGAAAAAGTTATAAAAGAAGTTTTAAGTAATTTTAGAAGCCAAGGATTTATTAAGGAACTAGAAGCTAGTGCTAGAAGTGCAGGCAAAACATTGCAAGAAAGTATTGGTGAAGATCTTGATATGTTCAGATCAGTTTACGAAGGTAGAAATACAAGCGACGTAACTACTGAACAATTCTTTAAAAAGTTTACTAAAAAACAAAGACCAATATACGATAAGAAAGGTAAGAAAGTTGGTGAGTACATGCAGCCTATGTACATCAAAGCCTTAGATATGGTAAACACCTCTCTATTTAATGATATAAGAGATGCTGGTATTACTGCTAGAGAATTAGCCGACATAGCTGACCTAAAAGATATTGATGGTCCAGCTCAGCAAATGGTAGAAAAACTAATTGCTGGTTTAAGACTAAGAAAAATATCTGCTTATGAAGCATCTCAACAATTAGCAGAGATTGGTGACTCACGTTTAAGGAAAACAGGTAAAGCATTTACAGAACAGATTGACCAACAAGTACAAGAAAGTGTAGATGCTTTCCGTACAGCTCTACAAATGACTACCGATCAAGACGGTGACGAAGTATTTAAGACTATATTTGAAGGTATATCTATGGCTGACGGTGTACACACACTAGATGATCTTGACGTATTTATGCGTAAGAAAATGAGAGGTGGTACGTTTGCTGGCGATAAGAAAAAAACGGGTGCATTCTTAAGAGAGATGGGTACTATGTTTACTCATAGTGTGTTATCTGGACCTAAAACATCAGTTCGCGCAATCATGGGTACATCTACCGCAGCATTTTCTAGACCTATGGCTATGGCTATGGGTGGTTTAATGCGTGGTGATGCAGCAGTGACTAGAGCTGGATTAGCTTCTCTTAATGCAATGCGTGAGATGATTCCAGAATCTTTTAAATATTTTAGAAAAAGATTAAATAGTTACTGGGCTGGTGATTTATCTACACTAAAAACTAGATTTGTAGAGAGAAATAAACTAGATGACCAATGGCAAATGTATGGACATTGGGCTGAAACAAGAGGTAATGTAGTAGATAAAGCATTATATCGTACAGCTAACATGGTTAGAGGTTTAAATGATAGTAGTCTTCTTACATATTCTACTAAGATTATGGCAGCTACTGACGATACCTTTGCATTAATGATAGGTAGAGCTAGGTCAAGAGAAAAAGCATTTTTAGCTGCTGCTGACAGATTACCTGATGGTAACTTCAGTAACCTAGATCAAACATTTTTTAAGAATCAAGAAGATTTATTTAACCAACAAATATTTAAACCTGATGGAAGTTTAGCTGACGAAATGGCTGACTTCAGTAGAAGAGAAGCTACACTTACTCAAGACCTAACTGGTTTTAGTAAAAACTTAGCTAAAGCATTTGACGAAGCACCATGGGCTAGACCTTTCTTTCTATTTGCTAGAACTGGTGTTAATGGATTAGCATTGACTGCTAAACATACTCCCGGTTTTAACTTCTTTGTTAAAGAATTTAACATGATAGCTAAAGCTAAACCCGGAGATGATCTTTCTGACTTACTACAGTATGGTATAAAAACACCACAAGATTTGATGAATGCTAAAGCTATACAAAATGGTAGATTAGCTATTGGTTCTGCTGCTATAAGTATGGCGTCTATGGCATATCTTGCTGGTAACTTACATGGTAATGGACCTACAGATAGAAAACAAAGACAAGCATGGTTAGACATGGGATGGAAACCAAGGACTATAAAACTTGGTAATGTCTGGGTTAACTATGATGCCTTTGAACCATACAACCAAATACTTGCATTAGTAGGAGATATAGGAGATCACCAACAGTTAATGGGTGAAGAGTGGGCTGAAGATAGATTATTAAAACTAGCTATGGCAATGGGAAGTACAGTTACAAGTAAGTCCTATTTAGCTGGTATGCAATCATTTGTTGATCTATTTTCTGGTCAACCCGGACAGTCTAATAGAATCATTGCTTCTTTGATGAATAACACAGTACCTTTATCTGGTCTTAGAAATGAGATAGGTAAAGTTCTAACACCATACACAAGAGAGCTAGGTTCTGATTTACAAAGTTCTATAAGAAACAGAAACTTAATAACTGAAAACATAGCAGTAGACCCACTACCTATAAAATATGATATATTAACTGGTAAACCTATTAAAGATCATAACTTTATAACTCGTATGTTTAATGCAGTTTCACCTGTTAACTTTAACTTAGACTACTCACCCGGTAGAGAGTTTTTATTTAACAGTGGTTATGATATGAGAACTTCTACATATACAGCTCCAGATGGAACAGATTTGTCTGACAGTCCAAAAGTAAGATCAATGTTCCAAAAAGCTATAGGAGATCAAAACTTACTAGCTAAATTTGATAAGATGGCTCAGTCAGAAAATATGCAAATATCTATTGCAGAAATGAACTGGCACCGTAAAAATGGATTAGCTGATGTCGAACCTAAATCATTCCCCCATTACAAAAAAATCGCGAGAGAGTTTGACCGAGCTAAAAAAAGAGCTTGGGCAAGCCTTAAAAATGATAGTGATGTCCAAAAATTACTCATTCAAGAAAGAAATCAAAAATTAAAAAATAGAAATGCAAACAGAGGCACGATAGATAAAATCTTAGAAATGCCTAAATAATCCGCCCGTCAAATTATCCCTAAGATAAATGGCGACAAAAACTGAAGAATTTTTAACAGGAACCGGTACTACTATCGGTTTTACAACTCAATATATAAATGAATCTGACATAAAAGTCAGAGTTGACGGAGGTAATCCTTTAACCTTTATAGGTACTACAGGAACTCCGGGAACAGGAGAATACAAAATAGCTGCTAACAGCACAACCATTACTTTTGGTGATAATCAAAACGGTAAAAGTTTACACATTTATAGTGAAACAGATGTAAGTTCACCTACGGTAACTTTCACTCCGGGTTCATCTATTAAAGCTGCTGACCTAAATGCTTTAGAAGGTTTAGTCAGGCATGGTATCCAAGAAAGTAGAAATGAAATAGTTAAGCATGATATTAGAGATGGACAAGTTACATCTGCTAAAATATTAGATGGAACTATTGTCAATGCTGATATAAATGCAAGTGCAGCTATAGAAAATACTAAGATTGCTGATGGCTTATTAAAATCTGGTATTACAGTAAACTCAGCAAACATTGTAGATGGTTCTATAGTAGATGCTGACATTAACGCTAGTGCAAATATACAAGGTTCTAAACTACTTAACGATAGTGTACCACTTACTAAGTTAGGTTCAGGTTCATTACCTTCAGATATAGTTGTAACCTCTACCAACATAGATAACGGAACTATAGTTGATGAAGATGTTAATGCAAGTGCAGCAATAGCTGGTACTAAAATAAATCCGAACTTTGGCAGTCAAAACGTAGTAACAACTGGTACTGCTGGTACTGGTAATCTAACAGTTGGTGGCACTATTACTGTGTCCGGGACTGTAGATGGCAGAGATGTAGCACAAGATGGTACAAAATTAGATACCATAGAAAATGGTGCTACAGCAGATCAAACAGCAGCAGAAATAAGAACTCTTGTCGAAGCTGCTACAGACAGTAATGTTTTTACTGACGCAGATCACACAAAACTTAATAATATAGAAGCTGGAGCCACAGCCGATCAAACTAATGCAGAGATAAAAACTGCATATGAAGCAAATGCTGATACTAACGAGTTTAGTGATGCAGAGCAGAGCAAACTTGCTGGAATAGAGACAGCAGCTACAGCCGATCAGACAGCAGGAGAAATAAAAACTCTACTACAATCTGACAAACTTACTTTATCTGAGATAGATACTAGCTCTACAGATAGCAGATACTTTACAGAAACTGAATTAACTAACGGTGCTCTTGACGGTAGATACTACACAGAAACAGAAGCTGAAGCTAAATTCCTTAGACAAGACTCTTCCGAAACTCTTGCTAGTGGAACTGCATGGTCTAACTCAGACGCATTTGTAGCTACTACTGCTGCTATTAACGCTAGAATTATTGACCTTATTGACGAGGTTGGTGGTTTTACAGCTATTGCTAATGAGACTAGCTTTCCTGCAACAAACCCACAGGGAGCTACAGGTCAGTCAGCTATACTAAGTATTCAAGCTGCAAGCACAACACTAACTCCTAGTGGTACGACTCTTACTATTGCAAATGGTGCAGGAACAGGAAACACAGTGACTGTGACAGGTGTGCCTGTAACTATACCACAAAACTTTGGTTTCTTAGTAGAGTCAACATCTACAACACATACATATGCTTTCCACAGGTTAGTACCTATAGCAACACAAATTAATACTGTTGCACAAAATATTACTAACATTGTTAATGCTGGTGCAAACGTAGCTGATATAAATAACTTTGCTGATTTATACATTATATCTGCAAGTCAACCTAGTCAAAGAAATGACGGTACAGCTTTACAAGAAGGTGACTTATGGTATGATAGTTCTAATGACAACTTACAAGTTTATACTGGTAGTGCGTTTTCTATTATTACACCATCTCAGTCAGTTCTTGATGACGTAGCTATTGTATCAGGTGCTCTAACATACACTGAAGACTTAGGTCTTATAACTGATGCAGTATCAACAGGTAATTCTAATGGTTCATTAGAAATAGTTGCAGATGCACTGGAAGATGAGATTACATTTACTGTTACAGCAGCCTCAGGTAAATTTATTATTGATGGTGTAGATAAACCAGCTCTTACTTTATACAAAGGTTGGACATACACATTTGATGTAAGTGACGCTTCTAATGCAAACCATCCATTACGATTCTATGCTGGCAGTTCTCAGTACTCAACTGGAGTAACTGTTACTGGTACTCAGGGACAAGCTGGTGCAAAAGTACAACTTGTAGTACCAGAATCTCAACCTACTAACTTCCAATACTATTGTACAAATCATAGCGGTATGGGTAACACCATAACTGTTAAGGATGACCCAATAAAAACAGTATCTGACAATATAACTAATATAGTTGCAGTGGCTAATGACGCTACTGATATAGGAACTGTAGCTGGTAAAGCAACAGAAATTGGCAGATTAGGAACGGCTGATGCTGTTGCAGATATGGCAATACTTGGTACAACAGATGTTGTATCCGATCTTAATACTTTAGCTACTTCAGCTATTGTATCTGACATGGATACTTTGGCTGACATATCAAGCAATATTACTACTGTTGCTGGCATTGCATCTGACGTAACCACTGTTGCTGGTAACAATTCTAATGTTACAGCCGTAGCTGGAAATAACTCTAACATTTCTGCTGTAGCAGGAAATGCAACTAACATCAATGCAGTTCAAGCGAACGCTACAAATATAAATGCAGTCAACGCTAATAAAACTAATATTGATGCAGTAGCTGGTAATAATTCTAATATTACTGCGGTTGCAAACAACTCAAGTAATATAAACAGTGCAGTCTCAAATGCTTCAAACATCAATGCTGCGGTTGCTAACGCATCCAATATTAATAGTGTTGTTTCTAATGCAACCAACATTAACACTACTGCTGCTAATATTACTGACGTAAATACGTTTGCAAATAGATATCGTATAGGTTCTTCTAACCCAACAACTAGCTTAGATGTAGGAGATTTATTCTTTAACACATCTGCTAATGAGTTAAGAATATATAACGGTACACAGTGGCAAGGTGGTGTAACCGCTACTGGTAACTTATCGCAAGTTTCTGGTAGTGTGTTTACTGGAGACAACAGATACAACGACAACATTAAATGTAAGTTTGGTAACGACTCAGATTTACAAATATTCCATAATACTACAGATTCAATAATTAATGCGTCTGGTACTGGAAATATTAAATTACAAGATCAAGGTAACACAAAATTAGAAATAACTTCTACTGGTGTTAGCGTTACAGGAAATGTTGCAGTATCAGGTACTGTAGACGGAGTTGATATAGCTGCTTTTAAAACATCATTTGACAATCTAAGTACAGATATAGTTAATGATACAACGCCTCAATTAGGTGGTGCTTTAGATGGACAAAATAACAACATGTCGAACATCGGTACTATTGATGGTGCAAACTTACAACTTGATTTCGGAACTCTATAAATGGCAAAATTATTAAGATTAAGACGAGGTACAACCTCACAACATAGTAGCTTTACAGGAGCCGAAGGTGAAGTTACTGTAGATACCGACAAGGAAACGCTTGTCGTACATGATGGCTCGACTGCTGGAGGACACCCTGTAGCAGCAGAAGACTTAGCTAATGTTTCGTCTTCTACTATTGCTGGTAGATTATCTAATGATTCTATAGCAACATCTAAGATTGCTGCTGGTGCTTTACCTTCAGACGTAACCGTAGCTAGTGCAAACATAGTTAACGGGTCAATCGTTGCTGCTGATATAGCTTCTGGAGCTATAACCAACACTAAAATAGCTACAAACGCAGTTGGTACTACAAGTATTGCAGCAGACGCAATTACTAACCCTTTAATTGCTGACAACGCAGTAGAAAACGCTAACATAGCTAACTTGGCTGTATCAACAGGTAAGTTAGTTGATGGTTCAGTTACTACAGCTAAAATAGCTGACGGTGGAGTTACAAACGCTAAATTAGCTACTAACTCTATATCAAACGCAAAAATGCAAGACGACGCTATCAACTCAAATGAGATAGTTGATGGTGCAGTCACTACAGCTAAAATTCAAGCAGACGCAGTTACAAACGCTAAGATTGCTGACGGTGCAGTTGATACAGAACATTTAGCTACTGACGCAGTTACAACAGCTAAGATTGCAGGAGGAGCTGTTAATACATCTGAGATTGCAGAAGGTGGAGTTACAAATACAAAATTAGCTAACAATTCTGTTACTTCAGCTAAAATTGTAGACGGTACAATCGCTACTGGTGATATAGCAAACAATGCTATAACTAACGCTAAAATTGCAGACGGTCAGATTAGTACAGCTAAAATTGTTGATAATAATGTAACTACAGCTAAGATTGCAAACGCAAATATTACAACAGCTAAAATTGCTGATGGAAACGTAACCACAGCTAAATTAGCAACCGGAGCAGTTACTTCGGGTAAAATAGGTAGTGGTGAAATTGCAACTGGTAACATAGCAGCCGGAGCAGTTCATGGCTCTAAAATAGCAGCCGGTGCGATTGAAACAGCTAAGATTGCAGATGACGCAGTTACAAACGCTAAAATTGCAGATGGAGCAATTCAGTTAGCTTCAATAGCAGATGGTATTATTACCAGTGCTAAAATGGCTGACCAGTCAATTACATTAGCAAAACTTACTCATGGAGATGGTTCTACTGCTGGTAAATTCTTACGAGCAAACAACGGAGCAGACCCTAGTTTTGAAACAATAGACTTAACAAACTTATCTGCTAATAGTTTAGTAACTGGTACTATACCTGATGCAAGATTCCCTTCTACATTGCCAGCACTTAATGGTTCTAACTTAACTAACTTAAATGCTGCAAATTTAAGTGGTACATTACCAGCACTTGATGGTTCTAACCTTACAAACCTTTCTGGTGGATACAGAATATTTTATGCAACAGGTCAAAGTAACTATACTATTGCACAAAATAACCCACCAATATATAGGGACTACATGACCTTAACACTAACTAACTGTCCTAGTAATGCTAGATATATACATTTTGTTAGTTATTCAATGAGATCTTCATCTACTCACTATCAAAAGCAAATGCTAGGTAGCTATAGTGGTCAAGGTTTCCATGGATTTGGTCAGACACATACTGGTGGTACAGGTTGGGTTAACTATAAGTTACCAGTAACAGCTAGTGTTCAAAGTCCTTCTAGTACAATCGAATTTAAAATCCAAGGTAAACCCGGATATACAGCATATACAAACGGTTATATGAGTGATGGGTTTATATGGGTTATGGAGGTATTAACATAATGGCACATACCATATTTGATGTCCTAGTCCAAGACTACAGCGAATGTGGTTGGAGTATGGGACAGGTTGGAAATGAAGATAAAAATAACTATGAAGCATTAGAATGGTCTGAAGATAATACAGTAACTAAACCAACTAAGTCAGCTCTTGAAGCTAAAGTTGCTGCTTTAGATGCAGCAGAACCTATGAGGTTATTACGTCTTGAAAGAAATAGAAGACTTGCTGAAACAGATTTTCTAGCTTTAGGTGATGTAACAATGTCAGATGAATGGAAAGCATATCGTCAAGCATTACGTGACTTACCAGCTACACAAACTCCAGTACTCGTAGATACTGAAACAGAATTTGATGAATTAGAACTTGGTATTAAAAACGTTACTTTTCCAACTAAACCTAGCTAGTGGAAATACCTACTATATCTATTCCACCAATAGATAAAATAGAAACAATATCTATACCTTTACCTACCGCAGACGTACCATCATACATTCCTATGGTGGTACCGCCTAGCGATCTAGAAGCTCCTGAGGGAGTACAGGCAGAGGCAAAGGATGAACCGGAAGCAACGGGTATAAGAAAAGTAGACATACCGTTTACAGATCTTAAAATGCCTGTCCCGGAAAACGAAATATTAGTAACGGCTGGGACAACTGCGGTTGTGTCTGTCGCTGCAACCTTGACTGCTACAGCAGCTTTTAAATGGGTTGTTACAGCTATGAAACCAATACTAAAAACAGCATGGAAGAAGTTAAGCCAAAGAAACAAGGATTAATAAGTAAATTAAAAGACATAGGTGAAGAAAAAGAACATACATTAGAAGTTCTAGGAACCTTAGTTAGACTAGGCGTTGTTGTCTGGTCTGGTTTTATAATTACTATGAATTACATAGATATACCGATGGTAAAAAAATCTGGTAACTCAGATATCACTTTCGTAGCCAGCGTTTTTACGGGCGCACTAGCCACATTCGGCTTGACGACTGGAAAAAATGGCAACAGTAAACCACCTGTATGTCCTATGGCAAACAAAGACAAACCTAAAGTATAATGCAAACAATTCACCCAGTATCAGAGTTTTGGATTGAAACAAAACTAGACCAAGAAATGATGGATTATCTTTGGTCACAAATAAAAATGGCTAGAGAAACAGAAAAAGAGTTAGAGGATAAATTAGTAGGTCATATAACAAGCAGTTTAACATTACCAGATACAGAAGGTAAGTTAAATGATTGCGTATTAGAAAATGCAAAACATCTAAATTATATTTATCATCCACAATTTAAAATTAGAGAGTTGTGGGTTAACTTCCAAAAAAAATATGATTTTCAACCTTTGCATTCACATAATGGTGCATTAAGTTTTGTTATATGGATGAAAATACCATATACATACGAAGAAGAAGCTAAAACAACACAGACACAAAGTTTATCTGATGGTCATCTAAGTGGATGTTTTCAAATGCTTTACACAAGTTTATTAGGAACTACTAAACATTTTAACTATTTTTTAAATCCTGAATATGAAGGTACAATGATAGTTTTTCCTGCTCCTTATCAACATCAAGTTCATCCATTTTATACAAGCGACGAAGAGAGAATATCCATCTCTGGAAATATATTTTAAAAGCATGAAAAAATTAATTCTGCTTTTAGCTCTGCTATCACCCAGCATAGCTAGAGCCAATACTGTCACTCCCCAGTTTACTTCAGGGAGTATGAACTCAACGACCACTACCACTCAAACTATAGTGGAGACGGAGCAACGCCAAGTATGGGGTGCTGCCGTAAATACGTGGTCAGGAAATAATGTAACTGCATCTGGAAACTTAGCAGACACAGCTACAACATTTTCAGTAACTAACACTTCACTACCGTGGAACTTAGAAACCACAACAAGAGCAGCAGGCTTAGTAGAACAGATAGATTTCACAAGAAACTATACAATAAACTCTACTACTACATCGCTCTCTGTATTCTCTCAGTAAGTCCCGTATTTGCCGAAGGAGATACCAATAATAATAGTAACCCCGTGGCAGCCGCGACGGGAAATGTTACAAATCAAGCTGTCCAATTTCAAAATAATGGAGCACCAAGTCGACAAGCCTTTGGTAGCAACATATCTTGCAATGGCAGTACTATGACATTTAGTCCATTTTATATGGGCAACGATACCGAGCCTCAAACAGAGGACGGTTATGTCATATCAGAAAACTGGGGGTTCCAAATTAATTTTATGGTACCTCTAAATAGAGATTTGACTAAGCAATGCGAACGCATGGCTGAGAGTCAGATACAAAAAAACAAATTAGACTTCGAGCTAGTTCGTGCACTCAAATGTGCCGAGCTACAACAGAAAGGCTTTACCCTGCTACCCGGGTCACGTGTATATCACATATGCTCCGACGTAGTACCTATTCAATCATTATTAAAGAACAATGTTAGCAATCCTTAAACCAGTAATCTTGAGCTTCGCAAAGTCAGAAAAATTCAAGGTTTTCGTTATTCAGTGCTTAGAAAAATTAGTAGCACAGACAGATAACGATCTAGACGACAAAGCGGTAGCTGTGGTTAAAAAGGGTCTAGGACTCTAAAATCAAATGAAAAAGAAAGCAACTGAAGACCAGTTTAACGAGTTGCATAATCTAGTTACTAAAGAGTTTCTAAAGCGTATAAAAGCAGGAGAAGCCACTACACAAGATTTAAAAGCAGCTTGTGATTGGTTGAAAGCTAATGACATTAGCGGAGTTGCTTACGACGGAAACCCTTTAGCAAAACTTGCAAAGGTTATGCCAACCGTTGACCCAGAATTAGTACAGGCTAAGCTCTATGGCAAAAACCTCTGAATACTATAAATCCAACCCAAAAGCTAAAGCTAAAAGGCTAAAGCAACAAAAAAGATACAACAAAACTAAAAAGGGTTTAGCCCTACGTGTTAATGCAAATAAACTTAATCGAAAACTTGGTACCTACGGAAATGGTGATGGGCGAGACGCTGCTCACTATTCGGGGAGTACTACCAAGGGAAGACTCCAAAGTCCATCCGAGAACAGAAAAAGCAGACTCAAAATACGTAAATGACCCCATTACTACCTAGTCCAAAACATTACTTACACAACTTAATAACCATGACAAGTTCAGATTCTAAACGGCTCTGGAGAAGAGCTATCAAAGAGCACTTTAATTGTACATGCGTTTATTGCGGAGAAACTTATGATTTTAACAAACTTACTCTCGATCACGTCAAACCTCGTTGCAAAGGTGGGCAAGATCTTACACGAAATGTTGTATGCGCGTGCAGGAAATGCAATGCGGACAAAGGTAGTAGTCATTGGCTTGGATGGATGCGAAAAGCATTTGGAATACAGCCAACTAGAGAATTACTAATTCATCAACACATTAAATAAAATGACAGCAGCAGCACAACGATTAAAAAGTCGTAAAAAACGTAAAGAGAATCAAACTCAAATTAACAATTTAAAAAAGTTAGAGAGGCTCTCGAAAGAAAGAAGAGGTAAAAAAATAACTACCAGAAAAAGAGTAGACGGTAAACTAAAAAGCGTCAGTTACTATACTGGTGGTTCTAAAAAAATGTCTAACATTCCTAGCGAGGGTCAAAGAAAGTTAGTCTTAAAAGCAGGAGGAACTGGATTACCAGCCGACTATAAAAAGACAGAAAAAAAGGCATTTAAAGAAGCTGAAAAGTTTAAAAAAACACAAGCTAAAGATAAATTAAAAATTAAGAAAGAAAAAGAAAGAAAGGCAAGAACAACATCTACAGGCGGTGGTTCAGCACCAAGAAGTTCAGCTAGAAACTTTATTAGATATAAGGGTAAGATGATTAGAAGAGGCACCCCTATGGCTAAAAAAGCAGAAGAAATAGAAAGAAGACGTAAAGCTCTAGCTGCTAAAGGTTACATGAAAAATAGGTAAATAAAACCAATGGCAATAGATACCATAATCGCTAAAGCTCTTGGCGGAGGTAAACTTGCTAAAACTCAATACGTAAAGTCTGCACTTAGCAAACAAGGTATGCGTAAGAATTTAAAGGCTTACGGGTATAGAGCACGTGAACTAAATCCTGAGATTACACCTAAACAGATAACGCAACAATATGATGCTGAGTTTGGGAAAGGGGCACGTACTTGGCAAGGTGAAGAGCAAATGTTTGTTAGTGGGGGTTCTACTCCTACTAAACAGACTGACATTTCTTTAGAAGGTCAAAGACCTTTACAGCTACAAGATCAATCAAAAAACGCAGCTCGTAAACGTGCAAATCAGGCAAATAGAAATAAAGTAGGATTTTCTTCTCCAGCAGCAAGAGAAAACTATGCAAGACTACAAGCAATAGTTAGAAACGAAAACGAAGCAACAAAAGCTGCTGGTGGAAGTTTTGTAGCAAGTATTGAACATGACATAGCTATTATGGGTGGTAAGCAATGGTGGAAGAAAAATGGACCTTATGCTAACGACAATGCAAATCTATTTATAGCTAGAGATCATTACGCTAGAGAATATAAAAATAATTTTGAATATTGGTTCTATAACTGGATTAGAAAGAGAGGCAATAATGTTGTTGTCAAAACAGATAGATCAAATATGAAAGATTTAATTTTAGTAGAAGTTTCTACAGGAAAAGAACTAGGTGTTGTGCCAATGCCAAAAGGATACACATCAGGCGTTGGAAACGACCTCAAGAGGCTTACTGAGCAACTTATTAACCAATCTACATGAAAGACGTTTTAACGTCCTTACAGGGCGATTTCAAGCTGTTTCTGCAAGCATTATGGGAGCAGCTTGACTTGCCTTCACCTACGAGGGCGCAATACGCCATTGCAGACTATTTACAACACGGACCAAAACGTTTACAGATACAAGCCTTCCGAGGAGTCGGAAAAAGTTGGATTACTGGAGCGTTTGTGTTGTGGACTCTGTTTAATGACGCAGAAAAAAAGATAATGATTATATCAGCTTCTAAGGAAAGAGCTGACAACATGAGTATCTTTTTACAAAAATTAATTATAGAGACACCATGGCTAAAACATCTACAACCAAAGAGCGACGACGCCAGATGGTCAAGAATTTCCTTCGACGTTCTATGCAGTCCTCATCAGGCTCCATCAGTCAAAAGTGTTGGTATTACTGGTCAGTTAACGGGAAGCAGAGCAGACCTGATGATTCTGGACGACATAGAGGTTCCCGGAAACAGCATGACGGAGTTGATGCGTGAAAAGTTACTTCAACTCTGTACCGAAGCCGAGTCAATCCTTACGCCGAAAGACGATAGCCGTATTATGTATCTCGGGACTCCTCAGACTACTTTTACTATTTATCGTAAGCTGGCAAGCAGGAATTACAAACCATTTATTTGGACAGCGAGATATCCCAGAAACAATACACAATACGAAGGACTAATAGCACCACAGTTACAAGCTGATATAGATAATGGCGCACTACCTTGGCAACCTACAGATGACAGATTTACAGATGAAGACCTTGTTGAAAGAGAAGCGTCCATGGGACGGAGTAACTTTATGCTTCAGTTTATGCTTGACACAAGCCTATCTGACGCTGAGAAGTTTCCTCTTAAAATGGCTGACCTTATCGTTACTGCTGTTAATCCTACTAAAGGACCCGACAACATCGTATGGTGCTCAGACCCAAGGAACGTACTTAAAGATCTTCCCACAGTGGGATTGCCGGGAGACTGGTTCTATTCTCCAATGCAAATACAAGGGGAGTGGACAGATTACCAAGAAACAATTTGTGCCGTCGACCCCTCCGGACGAGGAGCCGATGAAACGGCAGCGTGCTACATCTCGCAGAAAAATGGCTTTCTCTATGTACACGAAATGCGTGCCTACCGTGACGGGTATTCCGACGAAACCTTGTTGGACATACTAAAAGGTTGTAAAAAATACAACGTAAGTACACTCGTTATAGAGTCTAACTTCGGTGACGGTATAGTTGCTGAGCTATTTAAAAAGCATCTACAACAAACACAACAACGTATATTAGTAGAGGAAGTTAGAGCTAATGTTAGAAAAGAAGACAGGATTATTGATACTCTCGAGCCTATTCTTAACCAGCACCGTCTTATTATTAACAAGTCTGTCATCGACTGGGATTATAACTCCAACAGAGAAGCTCCTCCAGAAGAAAGGCTTTTATACATGCTGTTCTATCAAATGAGTCGCATGTGTAGACAAAAATACGCAGTAAAGCACGATGACAGGTTAGACTGTCTAGCTTTAGGCGTAAAATACTACATAGATGCGTTTGGAATATCAGCTAGGGAACAGATCAAGCTAAAGAAAAGAGAAGAGTGGGATGATATGCTAGAAGCCTTTATAGACGACCCTCAGTCCGCTACTAACCACTTAGTAATGGGCATGTCTGTAGAGCAGCGTAGAGAGGCTAGAGGCAAGGAAACAGGTAAGTCTGTGACTTGGATTTAGTCGAGTGCATCCTAATAGGGGAGAGAAGGGTGGACTCTCCCTCCTAATACTACTATTAGCCGGATATCCATTAATGATATCACCTCTAATTACTACCACTAACCTATATGGAAAATAAATTAAAAATAAGTCATTTTAAAGAATTATATAAGAGTCTTAAAACTCCTTTCCCACCTATTAATTTTTTAATACTTGGTATGTTAATCGGTCTCGAGCAGAGATGGATAGAACTAAAAACTAAGCAAACAGTAGATATGGCTATTGACGAATACCATGATAAGATGGATGAACTGTCAGAACCTGTCTACAAAGCAGTGATAAAAGAGGTGGAAGACGGATATACTATAGGCTACTTCCCAGAAGACAAAGATGAAACTGTTTCTTGACACAGCGATTATTGAAGAAATAGACTCTAGACTAAGTTCTGGAGTTATTTCTGGGGTGACCACCAACCCTACGCTAATAAAGAAGAGTGGAAAAGACCCTGACGACATATACGCAGATCTTATACAAGATATAGGTGTCAAAGACCTATCAATAGAGGTAAACGGACAGTTTGCTGACCAACTGATAGAGAATGGCATTAAGTATGGTAAGTTATGGGCACATGAAGCTACTATCAAGCTACCCTGTACACCAGAAGGTATAAAAGCCTGTAAAACACTTAGTTACATGGGCATACGTACTAACATGACGTTAGTATTTAGTGTGTCACAAGCTATTCTATGTGCATTAGCAGGAGCAACCTACGTGTCACCTTTTGTTGGACGTTTAGACGACAACGGACACGATGGTATAGGGTTGATTCGTGAGATAGCTAAAGTATTCTGCCATAATAGGACAGATACTAAAATACTAGCTGCCAGCATTCGTGATGCTGCTACAGTTGGTAAGGCATTTCAAGCCGGTGCACATATTTGCACCATACCGCCAAAAGTCTTTGACGATATGTACAAACATGTGCTCACTGATAAGGGATTATTTCAGTTTATTATAGACTCAGGACAGATTAACCCTTAAATTTTGGCAAAAATGTCTCAGGTGTATTATATATATCGCGCACGGCAGGTTTCCCCCATAGGGGTCGCCCCGTTACCGCAGGCACGCGCACGCGTTAATTGATCGCGTATGCGTGTCCAATGCGTGTCCAGCTCGCTTCGCTCGCACCGCCAAACCCAGTGATAGCAAGGGTTCTCACGGTATGTAGTACTGTCAAGGAGACAGCACTGCTGGTGGAGCGAGGCGTAGCCGAGCGGATACAACTAAATCGCGCAGGCATGCAGGCACGCGGATATCTAGAACGCGCGTAAGCAGCGATCTGTTGCCTAGCCGAGACTCACTGAGACAACAATAATATACTACTACGTAGTTATATATTGTTACAGAATGTTAAGATGAGTTGTAATGCTTGTCGGATAGGGTTTATACTGGGAAGGTAGATAGAGTTGTTTACGTTATGTTATATTCTCTCTCCTAGAATAGGTGAGAGAGATAATATAACTTAACTACAACTCTCTACTCACTGTTCACTTTACAATTTTCGATTATGTTCACTTCAATTCCAAATCCTCGTACATCCGACGCTGTTGAGGCTATCAACGTTAACCCTTTTACAAGGGTTGTTAACGTCAGGTTCACCAATGGCTATGAGTACAAGTACTCAAACGTTAGCAGAGCTAAGATTGTAAATCTTATGCTCAACCCTAACATGTCCTTCGGATTCTGGATTCAGGACTTGTCCAAGAACGCAGTCAGAGCTCTAAGTTACCTTAGAGGCAACACTGTTGCGACTGGTAAGCTATGCTACCAGTTCACTGGTTGCACTAACGACAGCTCTGCTGTCCTACCTTTCTAACCTACGGTTAGTTTGCGTCGTTGGTCCTCGCTTGGGTTCGATTCCCAAGGACGCCGTTACCCTTTAGGGTAAACTGTCCACCTTACACCCATTCTGTCATGCTAGTCCACATCACAAAAAAATCCAGCAATGCTAAAACAGGCAGAATGCCTGTAACAACTACCGAGGAATCCTCATGCCCAAGCACATGCCCACACCTACAGTCAGGAGGTTGCTACGCAAAATCCGGTCCAGTATCTTGGCACTGGAAAAAAGTGAGCTCCGGTCTACGTGGTGGTACTTGGTCTGACTTGACTGACTTCGTCAGCAAGTTAGAGCGCGGTCAGCTATGGCGTCACAACCAAGCTGGCGACCTTGGTTATACCAAGGCACAAGGACGCGAGTACATCAGACTTGACTTGCTCAAGTCTCTTGTTGATGCTAACAAATCCAGTGGTGCCAAGGGTTACACCTACACACACCACCAGCTACACGCTCACAACCTCGAAGCTGTAAAGTACAGTAACCGCAATGGTTTTACAGTCAACGCCTCATGCGAGAGCATGCAGCAGGCAGACGCAGCCATAGCGCAAGGCGTACCAGCAGTGTGTGTTGTTGACAATAGTCAACCAGTAGCAGCAAGGACGCCAGCCGGTCACAAAGTTGTGATTTGCCCAGCGCAAACACGTGACACTAACTGCAACGACTGCGGTTTGTGCCAACAGTCCAAGCGCACTTGCGTTGTTGCATTCCTCGCACACGGCAACAAGTCCAAAAAAGTTAATCAGTCACTACAGGAGGTCGCTTAATGGATAACCATATTTATATGGTTTATGATGACAGCTCGCCCGAGTCTACACGACGCGCGGACGAAACCCATAAGTCCTTGCTAGACAAGGGCTTTCGGGTAATTCACAAGGAGGCAGGATATAATTCTGCCCGTTACGAATATGCGAGAGTTGTAGTTAATTCGTAACATTTAATATAATTAAATAATCCCGAGATCCCTTGCTATGACAGGGGTTTCGGCTTTTTTATTTTTTTCACAAGCACACAATCATCACAATCAAGGACGCCACACTCATGTCACAATCATTCACAAGCATGGACGCAGGGACGCAACAACCTACTAAAACTAAACGCAAGGACGTACCCACCTACCCAGAGCCAGAAGGTGACCCATCATATTAAGAATTGTTACAAATATCCACATACTTGACCTTTACCGATTAGACTACTATTAGTTCACTCCATCTATTATGAACATTGATCTCTATTCTATCCTGTCACAAAAAGACAAGGACACAGTATGCGATATAGTCAACGAGACTATCGCTGAACATTATGGCGAGGACGCAGTCAATGACTTTGACTTTGACCTATCCGCAATACGCATTGAGGACTAACCATGACTATCTTTGAATTTAACGAGCAGCTTTGCGAAATTATCGCAGGCGAAGACGGTTACTACAATTATGACAAGCAAGAAATTCTTGACCTTGCCAAACAAATGAAAACATCAGCAGAAGAGTATCAAAACATGCTCGACTGCAAGGACGCTGCCGAAGTGCACGAGTTAATGAATCCTGCGCTATGTGACGTATGACTAAGTACGAAATACGCATAACGCAGACATGCAGAGACTACTACCGCGTAGAGGCTACTGACGCCAAGGACGCGGAGCAACAAGTATGGGCAGCACTACGCAGTGGTATCATGGGCAATGTAGCTCTTGATGATACTATTGACAGCGCACCAACTATCGACTACACTGTACAATTATCACCCGAAGGAGAGGTAATCCTATGACAATCGACATCACCCAACAACTCAACTACTCTCAAGCAGTACGTAGAGCACGTCCAGAATGGGACGACGACAAAGTAAGAAGAGCAGCCGAGTACCTTGTACTATACATGGACGTAAGGCTCAAGCCATACAAAGT